ATATAATCAACGTATTCATATTCTTCAGAATTTACCGTAAGATATTCTATTGCATTTACCGGATAATTTCTAAGTTGATATTTTGTTCCAATTGCTCCAGTTGCCAACAAATCCTGATCATTAAGAGATCCGGATTTAGCCATAACTTCTACATATGTTTCTCCTGCATATAACGTTTTATTTTCAATTGTATAGAAGGGGATTCCGGAATTTGTAGAAACTTTGGTGTAAAGCGGAATACTAATATTTTTAGTATGTGGTTTTTCTAAATAAAATTTTAATGTTACGGTTGATTGAGAAGGAGGTTTTGGCTTGTAACCGATTGTTTTAGCTAAACCATAAACCGCGGAATGAGTTTTAGCTGTTGGCATAAAACACTCATTCAAATTGGCATTTACATAATAATTCATCAATGCCGCTTCATATGCGACTGCTTCTAATAACTCAACTCCAAAGTTTGAAGCTAAAAAGTCTGACCATCGATTAGGTAAATTAAGTTGAACTCTATGCTTAAGTAGTTCTACTATTTCTTCAAAATCTACAGGTAGTCTTTCAATCTCTCTAAAAGTTAAATCGGCCATTTTACAACTTCACCTATCTTATCGCAAAGTCTAGAGTTTCTTCTTTACCATTGATCTTGAATCTAAAAGAAACATTTACATATATAGTGTGTTCGTCATACTTTGGATTTAGATAAACATTATTAACAATTATACGAGGTTCATTTTTTTGTAAATTTTCTACAATTGTTTCTTTTATTTCATTAAGAAGATGACTGTCTAATGGATCAAAAAGAAGTTTTCTTAAATCTGACCCAAATTCAGGTTGCATAACTCTTTCGCCGCGTGCAGTACTAAGTATTCGTTGAATCGACGCTCTTATAAGTGCTCTACTATCAGCAGCTTCAGTAATTCCTGCAACATACTTATCTTTACCGAGATCAATTGGCATCGGCCCAGAATATCCCGCTGCATTAGAATCTATTGGATAAGTATACTCATACGGATAACTCATCTTTAATCATCCTATTTTATAATGACATTTATTGAATAATTTTTAATATAATTAGCAATATCATCTAATACAATTTTAACTTCACCAATTCGGCAGTATTTTTAAATAAAACTATTCTTGTAATGTACTTAGTAACTGATTCTATGGTTTTTTCTATCATTTCTTCAGACTTATCTTTTATTTCATCATATTCACTGTAAATATTCGTATCTTTAATTGGTTTAATTTTATAATTATTTTTTAATTTATCTCGATTGAATTCAATCTGGACAGATATTCCGCTTAAACCCTGATATCCAGATTTATGAAGAAAATAATTTTTTGTAAATCTAGCACCAAAATTGCCATGTAATTTATCAGTTTTAAGTATAAGAAGCGCGTTTGTTAAAGAAGCGTAATGATATATTGGAATGAATTTTAAGTTACTAGATTTTAAAATGAAATAAAGTTTTTTTAAAAAATTCATATTTAATCACCTGTGATTAATTTTAGTTGACGAATACGTTTTCACTGCCGGTTGAGTGTTTTCCTGACATACCACATACTTTACAAATAGTAGTATCATCTATTCTAGTTAGAGGTTTATTGTTAACAAAAACGTTTGGACTTCCTTCAACCGATTTGAAAGTTCCACCATGTGGACAATTAGTTGGACCCGTATCAGTTAATCTATGAGCAGCCTTATCATTAATAAAAACATTTGGACTTCCTACTGCATTAGTACCAGATCTTAAATGAGGACAACAATCTTCACCGACATCACATGTTCCAACAGTTTTATCACCAATTTTAGTCGCTTTGGGCATAATTTATGCTTCATCTCCGGAAAGTGGAATATAAATTGAAGACATCATTTCTATATGCATTCCTTCATCTTGTCCGTTAAATGAATCTAAAGGACACCCTAAACCATGTTTTCCTAAAATTTCATAAATTTTTTCTCTTTCTTCATATGTAAAAGCAGAATAATTAAAATCAAAAGCTGCTCCATATTTATGCATAGATTCTTTAGCACCGTAAGCAACATTAGATGATTTAAAACCGTCAGTAAGTTTAAATTTATCGTAGAGCACCGGTTCAGATATTTGCATTTCATCTAACGCAGATTCTAAATTGGAAGCTAAAACAGCATTAAATCTAGCATCAACACCAGAAACTTTAGATAAGTGTTTCTTGATCGGTCTAATATTGCTAGCATATTTGAGCTTGGCTGCACTAGATCTATCACACTTATGATTTGCAGCCCATTGACGCATAGGAGATGCAGATTGTGATTTACATTCTGATCCCGTTCCACTAACATGTTGATCTTGACCTTGAGCTCCACAATTTCCTTCGGTTTTATCTATATAGTTGTCGATAGATTTCTTATATTCTTCAACTTCAGTATCAGACATCTGTGAAAGTTCTTTTTTGGATTTATATTCAGCAAGAGGAATAACAGATTCTTTACCAGAAGAATTTAATAATATGTATCGATTAGAAAGTAAAACTAAATCGCGTTTGGCATGTATGACGATATCTCCCTCTTTAATCATAGTATAAACCGAACCGTTTTTATGCTTAATTTCAATGTATTCAGACTCATCGTCAAACATTACATACCCTACTGCCGTTTTGATTATCTTACGCTTAGGATAAGAATCCTTTACTTCTTGAGGAACAATAATATCATCTTCTCTAAATATTGAACCTGTCCATACGGGCCGATATTTACTTCCATTAATGAATTCTACACTCACAAATGACCCAACATCAGGAATGAAAAAAATTCCCTTATCTTGAGATCCATATGGAAACTGAGGTTCAGCCCACGGCAAATCTTCAGCAGGAATTGATCCGTAAGCACTTGGAACTCTTACCTTTAATCTTCCAAGCTTTTTAGGATCATCTACATCTACAACTTCACCTATGAATGTACCTGTCAATCTATTCATCAAATCGCACTCCCTTCTGGCGATTCGATACTATTGGCATCAATTTCCGAACATAGATATATACTCATTTTAGGTCTAAACTGAGTAACATTTGTTTCAGAAAAAACATATTTAACAGCTGCATTGTAGTATAAACCATCAAGTTCTTTTAAATCGCCGGAACTTTGGTTTATGATTTCTATCGTATCAATCGGCGTTAATTCGGGTCTTGCTTCAGTAGTAAATGCTAATAGCCTATTAAATGTATGAATTCTATGACGAAGATTTGAAACGTATATTTCTTGAAGTGTTTTATCTTCAAATCCAGTATTAATATACATACTGCTTGAACTCGAATGCTGTTTTCCTAATCTATTATTCTTAGAATACGACATTTTTTTCATTGTTTGTGGTGTAACAAATTCAAAATTTTCAAAACCATGATGAGTTGAAAATAATGTACTTTTTGCTCCGTATTTTTCAACCAAAGGTTTTAAGTCGCCAGTTTTATACGTAAATTCTCCATTTTTATCAGTATTCAAAACGATAGCACAGGGCGATTTTTGCCCAGCAGAAATCGGAGCAAACGTAAGTTCATTATTAAAAAGAAAAAATGAATACATCAAATCTCCACTCCGTGATCTACAATACGGTAAAAGTGATCTAACCATTTCATAATCTGTCATTTGAGATTGAAGCCAATTAAATGCATAATCGGTATCGACTACTTTTTTTATTTTTGCGCCATTTTCTTGACAGAGCTGTTTAACAACGTTAGATGCCGTCGTTTTACCAAAAGATTTAAATTTTTGATTTAATGTCATTTTATAGAATACTGTATCAACACATGTTAGTTTAATAAGCATAGCATCATTAATATTCTTATACTCTAAATTGAAATCAGTAATTGGAAGTTTTGAAAATGTATAGTCAACAACACAAAATTTGAACGGTCCAGAAAAATATGATTTTTTATCTTTAATAGAATACAATTCAGGTTCAAACCAAACTGAAACTGTTCGGCTTTCTATTGGAAGCTTATCTATACTCTTAAATGACATAAAATACTTAGAATCAATAACTAAGTATATTTCAGCATATACTGTTGGCAAATACTGAGCCAGCTGATACGTAAAATGTTTTACTCGTATTGGATTATTATCAAACCAATCAACACTTGCTTTAACTGTAAAATCTTTAAAATTAGATTTACTCATTTTTAGCTCTCTTCACTATACCTCAAAAGTTTATACTCAATGTATTCTAGTGGTAAAATTCTTAACATTGTACCTTCTTTTAATTCGAATGGATTTAGAATATTATTTACTGCAGCAATGACCCAAAAAAGCTCAGGAGTATGATAATATTTCCAAGAAATTAAATCTAATCGATTTACTTCTAAGGGAGATACTCTATGAATTGTTTCACCGTTAACATATTCAGGAAGTGCATTAAAATTTTTAGCAAACATTGGTACTACTCCACTATCAAATTTGTATAACTTGGAATTTGATACTATATGATGCATGTTAACATATGCCACTTGTTCGATAAATTCAGCATAATTTGTTGGATCAATTGTCAAATCTTGACTCATCGATCAATGCCTCCATAAACTTCTAAAAGAGTGCTAAAAATCTCTTCATTCAGAGCACTTATTTCATCAATACTTATATTATCAGATACCTTTTTAAGTTGTTCAAGATTATTCATTATAGTTCGATTAATTTCGTTATTAGAATATAATGCGTAGCCTTTTTCATATAACGCATTATTAACTAAAGTCAATTTATCATTATTTTTAAGGATTTCACTTAATAGTAATGCATTTGTTGCATTATATATAGATGCCAGTGGAATCATTTTAGCATTAGTAGAAAAATTAATATTTTCAACTATAGAATTTGAAGTATTTATCAATTTTTCTGATTTAAGAGTATTAACATAATTATTTTTTTGTAAATCATTAGCATTCGATATGGAATTTACAGCGTTAAGCAATTCATTTAGATTCTCATAGTAAAAAGCTATATTTTGAAAATCATATCCTAAATCAGAACCTTTTAATATAGTAGAACCTATTCTAAGAATATCTAAAACTAATTTAAGTGATTCTCCCATAGATCCGGCATTATCTCCGATAATTCTAGTTAAAGATACAAGAGAATTAACTAAATTACCATCCGTTATATTTTTAATTAAATAAGAATAATTGTACATATGCTGAACTGAACCTAACACAGAATATAAATTGTTTGCCAAACCAACAGATGGGTTGGAAGAATCGATACCAAATCCACTAAACATATTATCATTAAATTCATTTAATAATGAACCTAAACGATTATTCCATTCATTAGAAAGTGAAAAATCAAATTCACCGATACCGCTTTCATTAATATTTTCAAAATATTTTTTAGTTAAATCTGAAAAAGTATTTAAACTTTCTTGATTAAAAGATTTAAGTGATAAATTTTCAAGTCGTTTAAAAAGATTCATTGGAACCGGTGAGTTATTTTCAGAAAAATTGGGTAAATTTGTTATTTTAGAAGGAGGATTTTCTCCTGATTTGGTATTAGATATCGTATTAGCTTTATCTAATCCGAATAGCAAAGAAGGATTAATACTTAAGTTAAAATCTGGTGGAACTGGAATAGTTTCTGACCAGCTGTACATAAAAACATTTACAAAACGCAGATTTCCTTTAATTATAAGTGGCCACATATATCCACCTAAATCAATCATTTCTTCACTGCTTCTAATACTAACTTCTTTTAAGAATCCTTTAAATCCAATATAAAGTCCGCCAAAAGTGACTTTAAGCAGTGGAGGATATAGAAATCCAAAACCGCGTGGATAACATAGTCCTTGAAGAGAACCCAGCGCTTCTCTCGCTTCTTGAGGAAAATTTGAACTCAAATTTCTAGTTTTTGTTAAAGGAAGAATGAATTCTAAATCTAGCGATTTTTGAAGATCTTTAGCATTGTATGTAGCTATAACCATTTTGACAAGTTCTTGACCCATTTCGCTACCAAATTGTGAAGCCCAACTTCCTAATACCTCAGGATATGATATTTGAGTATCTCCTCTTCTACTAAAAGATACTGATACAGAATCAGAAATTTCATGAACACTCCATGGAATCTTAATATTAATCTTTGTACTAGTATCAGTATCTATTGAAGTATTGTATTCTTCACTAAATCTAGCATTTTTTATTACTATCGGCATAAATCCGCAGTAATTGTTTAAATTAGAATTAAATTCCGGTAATCCACCAAAGAGTTTAAAAAAGTCTAAATTAGCTAGTCTACCAGAATCTCCTGTGGCTGAACCATAATCAAAATTTAACCGAGATTCTATTTCTTCTATCTGTCTATCGGTCGGCCCGTTATTTTTTACTATTTGTTGTATCTGTTCATTAGACGGTACATAAGTGCCTTCATTAATGGAACCTTCATCAAATCCTGACCAATAACTCAAATTAACTCACACCCTTATATAATTCCAAATGAGTTATTTTCTCCGCCAACATTCATCCCAAACATTAACTGCATGATGTGTTGAGGAATGCTGTGAATATTTTCTATTGCTTTAACAGTATTTTCTTTATTTTCTTCTTTATTGCTAGTTTTTTCTGTTTTTATTGATTTAATTTCCTTGGTTAGAGATGTTATGCTTTTAACAATAGAATCATTTATTTTTTCTGCATTTTCTTTTTTGGCTTCATTGATTACTGCACTTGTCTTAGCAATATTCGTTTTTGGTGATTCTTTAGTACTAGCTAAATGAGCACTCCATGTTCCATTTTTTACGGCAGCCATTCTACTTGAAAGTATAGCTTCTTGTTCTTTTCTATTAAGTTTCCAAAATTCTTTACTTAAGAGATATTCGTCACCTGTAGTTAATAAAGCAACATTATGTCTAGTTCTAAAACCGGTCTGCTGCATGACTTTCCAATTCTTACTATTATCAATTATTTTAGAATAGTCGCCTTTACGTAAAGCTTCTAGTGTTGGAGTAAATTTAGCTAGTTCACCTATACCCATTTGATAACCCATATTGGTTAAAGCTGCCATTCTAACTGGATCAAGTTGTTTTGTCCATTCCCATCTATTTTGAATGTTAGTTTTAAATTTACTATAATCTTTATTAAATAAACGTTCTGCTTCTTCTTTAGTTATACCATTTGCATACTTACTCATTTCGGCTTTACTAACCTGATGTGCATAACCAATATTCCATCCAGAAACCGGATCTCTATACAGTTTACCGCTAAAACCTTCATGATTTTTAATTAATGCTTGAGCTCGCTCTTCAACTGAAAGCGGTGCATATGTAGGAGGCACATTTCGCCTAGCTTCTTTATATTCTTTAGATTTTGGTGATTTATGTTGAGGTGATGCTGGTTCTTTATATGGAGATTCATTACTTTTAGTTCTTTTGGTATAATTTTGATCAATGGATCCATTGTTTGAATTACTGTTTTTCATTTTACTACCAAAGAAAAATTCTTTAATCTTATCCCAAAGTGATGGAAGTGCTTTATCATTTGTTTCTTTTAAATTCTTATTAAATAATTTGATAGTTTTTTCTGAATTAGCTATAGCAGCATTTTGAGCAGTTATTTTTTTAACATACTCATTTTGTGCATTAGAAAACTGCTCAGCAGTTTGAGATGCGTTTTCCATAGTAGCAGCTTCGGCTTTAGAAGCGATAACTAAACCCTTAACGCTTTCAGTTGCTGCATTTATACCTTTAGCTAAATCTTTTCCACCTACAAATCCAGTACTAGCGCCTATTGCTACACCAAGTTTTGCACCTAATACGGCTCCTGCAGCTACTCCTCCTGGGCCAGCAAAAGCACCAAGACCGCCGCCAGCTAAAGCGCCTATTGCTCCACCCCATCCTGCATTTTTCACAGCATTAACGGCCCGTTCTTTAAATGTTCCTTTTCCAACATTTCCGGCGATAGCTTCAGAACCTTTTACGACCGCTTTCTGATAGCCCGTAGCTTTCTTAACATTTAATACCGATTCTGGAGTTTCGCCACGTTTTTCCATTTCTTTTATTCTTTGTTTACCTAAGAAATACGTAGTAGCAGCTCCGGCAGCAATTAAGGCGGTTCCGTAAAACCACGGGCTTTTAACAATATTTAACAGCCATCTTGCAGCTTTAGTTTTAAGAAGTTTTGAAAATCCATCGACTGCCATCGATGTATCAGCCGCAGTATCTAACCAATTAGTATTTTCATTTCCTTCAATAGCTTTTACGGTTTTACCTTTAGATAATTCTTTATATAACCAAAAAACTGCTACACCAGCAGCGGTTTTCTTTAACACTACAGCTTCAGAAAGAGGCAATTTAGATACTCCTGCAGCTTTTAATTCTTCATCTCTATTCTTTTTATTTTCCATTATTGTGCCGATAGGATTACTGAGCATATCTTTGAAAGACTGAATCTTTTTTTTAAAAGAATCAGCCATTGATGTTATAGCTTGAAAAGGTTTAGTAATTATATTAGCTAACGATTTCAATGGTTTTGTAACAGCTGACATAAGACCATCTAAAGCGGATGTTATACCATTAAAAAACATGCTAATGTAATTTTTAGTTGATGACATATACTTATTCATTGATTGATTTACTGATGCTTGAAGTCTAGTTGCATTTTTTACTACATTATCAGTAGACTTGTTACTGTCAATTATTTTATTTATTGATTTAGTATCAAATATGATCTGATTAATAGAACTTATTCGTTTAGTAAAAGTGTCTATGTTATCGACTAATTTTGATAAACTTTTTTCTACAAGTTGAACTGAATTAAAAAACGAATCAGTTAAACGATCCATATTCGCAATACTGTCTTTAGTATCACTAGTATTACGCTTTTCTATTTTTTCGATAATATCCAAGACTGCATCAATTACTGTTTCATTCGCCATGTATATTCACACTCGCAAATAGAATATGTATTCTAATTTAATTTATCAAATGATAAAACAAAAGCTCGGCAGTATTTATACCGAGCTCCTATTTTTTTCTGATTCAAGTATTTCTTCTATTCTTTTTATCCAAAATCGACGAGTAAAAAACGTCATTAGAAGAGTATCTTCATAGCTTAAGTGTCCGTAATAAACTAATTGTAATTGCTCCTCTTCTATATCAATTTCCGGTTCTCTATAAATACTTAAAAAATCAACTATTAGTTGTGGATTCTCCGCTGCTTGGGCGAAAAAATTCAAATGAAAGAAGCGGTGCCTGTTCAAATGTTGCCTCACATTCTGGACAACGAGTAGAAGCGTTAGTAATATATCCATGATCATATTTTGACATTACTTCTCTGATTACAACTAAATCATATGCCGGAATCTTTGGCCAGATCTTTCCAAGCATAATATCAAAATCTTCTTTTTGAGTTAAAAGTGTCTTCTCTTCATTTGGTAAAACCATCTCTTCAACGCATTTAGCAGTTTTATAAAGATCTGGGCTAATAGTTACTCCAAATTTTTTACTTCCAGACAATGTGCTTTCAGATGCTTCAATTAAATCCGCTACTCTAGGTAATCTAAATTTAATTTCGATTCCACTTCTTGGCATAATTAAAGTCATAGGTTCTTTACAATCTTCAAGATATGTCACATCATATTTAGAAAGATCAATTACTACAGATACTGATTTACCGCATTCAGGACATACGATATCAGCATTATAAGTATGTCCATAGCTAATAGATCGAATCCAATAAATCAAAAAGAAAAAATCTCCAAGAGTTAACTCATCAACATTTATCTTTTCTGTTACAGAATTACTAATTAATCGTTTAAGGATGCTATAAAAATTGCCCCTGTTAAATCGATCAATCAATTTTTCTTCATTGGTTAACCAAGGCCTAATATTTAAAAATCCGCTCTTCAGCTCAGAATTATTATACAAAATTCCACGTGAAGGCAATTCTATTCGCTCACTATTCGGTTTTAGAAAACTTAAATCAATATCTCTCTTCGGCATCATTCTACCTCTCTTACGTATTGATATACTTTAATATTATATGATAATAAAAATTTAATCCCTTCCTGATCTTTGTCATAAAGTGTTTCAAAAAATACTTCTCTTATTCCTGCTGCAACTAGAGCTTTAGCGCAGTGTATACATGGAGATAATGTACAGTAAGCACTTGTATCTAATACAGAAATTCCGTTTTTAGCTGCAATCATTAAAGCGTTAATTTCTGCATGAAGTTCATTCTTTTCACTCCATTCATGATGAAGTTCAAGAGCATTCGATTGATTCAGAAAGTGTTCATCGCAATTAATTCCACCTTTTGGAGTTCCATTTATTCCGGTTGATATAATTCGACCATCTTTAACAATAATGCATGCAACTTTATGAGAAATACAGTGGCTATTTTTTGACATTATTTGAGCAATGTCCATGTAAGTTTTAATCCAATTTTCACTAATACTAGTAACTGGAGCAAAAGCCACCGTATTTTCTTGAAAAGGATTAAACATAATGTGTTTTATCATTGTGCGCCAATTAAACTCCTTACTCCAGGTTTTACTGTACTTGGTGTTATTAATTTAGAATGACACTGTTCAAACTGTTTTAGTAAATCAGAATTTGTCACTAAACCATAAAAATCAAAAGTATTCAAATTAACACAGAACATACCTTTTTCGCCATTTTCTAAAACTGATCGATTAGAAACTAGACCCATATCCGGAATAGATATAAATCCCATTTCTCCTGAAGGTTGTAGTACCTTATTAATAAAAATTGAATCTTTTACCCATACAGTATTTGTTTCACTATCATACTTTTCTACCTTAAGCAGTTGTTCTATCTGTAAAATAGATTCGCTTCTTGCCACAAAAATAATATCTCCTTTATTAAACATCATTTCACCTCTTTTAGCAAAAGCTCTATGTATCTATTAACTTTTATAGAATTACAAATTGATCTAATATTATATGTTGGTATTTTAAAATATTTAGCAATTCTTATTGCTTGTCCGGTTCCACCCTTAACATTTCCAGAAGCGTCTTCATCTGCGCAGTATAACACGAATTTTACTAAACTCTTAAGATCGCTTCCAAGTATTTGATAACTATCTCTAGCAATTAATTTAGCTGCACCCATTGAAAGCTTTGCGTAATTCGGGTGAAATTCTTTAGCAATATCATACGCCGATTTTGTAACATTGTATAATGGTGACTTATTTCCATTAAACATTTTCCATGGTAAATAAATTTCTTTACTTCCATTCTTCAAATCACAACCAGACTCAAAAGCACTATCAGCACCATCAGCTCCTCCTGATCTAAGAGTCCATCCTCTTTCAGCTAAAATTGAAGCTGCAGTTTTACAAAATATAGCTTCTTCATTACTAATTTGACGACTACCAATTCCAGCATAAACTAACATATTTCTTTTACCTCAAAAATTAAATCAGCCTCATCTAAATTAATATTTACAATTTCGACCCATCGACCGTCTTCTAGCTTAGTCTTTTTTCCAATTTTATTTTTTCCAACAGTTACCTGAACCGTAAATTCTTTTACAATTTCATCTCCAGATTCAAACCTATAAATTATTTTAGAAACTTCGAAAGAATTGCCGTCATCAATGTAATTTTTCTTAACTACTTTTTTGCTTTTATTTCTACTTCTTTTTGTTGAAAGAATTGATTCTTTCATTCTTTCTAATGCTAAATCTTTTTTATTTGATTTTTTAATTTTCAATTTAAATACCTCACTTAACTATTTGTTTTTACTAATCAACTTTTTGGGTTGATTAACCGGAGCAGACCATTCACGACATAGTGCTTTAGAAAAGTCTACATACATTCTAAACTGCTCTCCAGATTCACCGTCCCGATTCTTAAATACATAAATAACACTAATATTTTGAGCGGCATCTGCCGGTGTAGCATTAATTGTAACTCCACAATCTACAATTCTAGCAATACCATATGATTCAGCAATAGTTTCCTCGGTTAAAATTTTCCCCTCTTCTAACTTACTGAGAGCACCGCGATTAAGCTGCGTTGCAGTAATTACTGGTATATTAAACTGAATTCCAACATTTCTAAGTTGCTGGTAAATGCTATCTAATTCAAAACGTCTATCAGTATATTTATCTGAAGAACGCATGATATCTGCATAATCCACAATCAAAACATCTGGAACAAAATCCTTAACTGATTCTAATCTGTTAATATAAGTAACAATATCTGTTGATGAAACGCATCCAGATGGATATCTTTTAATTATGAGATGACCGATATGTTGATTTAATAATTCTTTAATTTTAACATTTGCTTTATTTGTTTTTAACTCATCTTTTGTTAATCCTAATAAACGCATATCATATCGTTGTGCAGTAATTTCTTCTGACATTTCAAGTGAAATATGAAGAACATTTTTTTTCTGCAATAGAAGATTTGCACCGGCATTTATAAGATACATCGATTTTCCACTATGAGCAGGACCCATAAAAGTAAATAACTCTCCACAACCATATCCTCCAAAAATATTATCAAATTTAGCCCATCCGGTAGAAATTCGTTTTATTTCATTATTCTCTTGACGACGAAGCCAGCGTTCAATAATTTGATTATCATCATAAACATCTACACCGAAATCATCCAATGCAGCACCAATTGTTAGAGCTTTTTCTATTCTTTCTTTTACTCTTTGATGTTTAGAAATATCACCTAAATCATCTAGTGATTCGTAAACTGCTCTCTTAATTGCCTGGCATGATATAAAATTTTTGGTTGTTTCTTCAATATATTCTATAGTTGATGCAGAAAGTCTTTTTCCGTCATAAATTTCATTTAACGTTTCTTTCAGAGTTTCTGAAGAATAATTATTATTAATAATTACTTCATAGAGCGCTTCTTTGGTTGGAAAGCCTCGGTATTTAGCATAAAACTGCTGCATTGCTTTAAATATATTTTTTAGCTCATCAGTATCAAAACTACGATAATCCATTATTAAACCAAGACGTTCAAATATTTTGTGTTCTTGAATCATTGAAGCTAAAATTTGCTTTTGAAATTCATTCGAAAACGAAAAAGTATCTGGATTCCACCCATCCATACTGCTCAACAAGTACCACCTCTACCTAAATATTTCTAGTAGCTTGTCCTGAGTAATTTCTTCATTTTTCAAATTCAATACGACATCTTTAAATGATTGCTCAAATTCACCAGAAAATATTTCAACTATTTGATGATACGTTAAATCACTATTTAATGCCTTAATCTTAAAGAGACTATTGATATTAGATTGAAGAGATGGAGTTAATCGATAAAAATCTTCACTAGTATTTAGTGCTAATCGTCGATTAAGCTTATTAGACATTTCTTCTTTACCCTTAAATTTTTCATAAGTAGATATAAATTTACTAGAAAAAATTATAGCTGCTAATGGCGTTTTCCTTTCTGGCATATTAACTATTAAAGCAATATTATTCCAATTTTTAATCATTGTATCTAAGTAATCATATACATCAACTTTAGTATTTTCAGTAAATTTTAATATCTGTTTCCATATAGATTTTGAATTTTTGTACTCTTCTAAACTAATAAACTTTTTTGGTATTTTTTCTATCTCAGTTTTTGGCACAGCAATTTTACCACTATGTGTTCGTGCATATTTATAGAGCAATTTATTATATGTAGTTGCAATTTTATTAATCAAGAGAATTTGTGAATATGTTTTGTTATTAGTTAAGCTAAATTTTGCCATATTACACCATTCCTACATTTAATTATATATTGCATAAATTCTATCAAATCGGTAGTATCAAAATAATTGTTTATTTTTTGACGCTTAAGACTCGTATTAACAAATTTCCTAATATAGCCTATAGCTCTAGGTGACATATTACCATCGTATTCTTCAGGTTCGGATTTGTCGTTTATATTATATGTAGTTTCTATCCAACTAATAATATTCTTAATCATTTCATTAATAGTAAAAAGTAAATTTCTGTATAAAATGTTTTTACTTACAATAGTAGAATTCATTGATTTTTCTAGATCGAATTTGACTGTCGGATCAAACTTAATTTCATTCAATAATTCTGATAATGTTTCCATATTAGACATGTAATAAGAAACTGCTTCTTCAATATATTTCAAGTAACGATAGTATAAAATAAGGCTATCTTTTATACTCAAAGTTATATTTGATACTGAATGAATAATTGAATCATCAGACATAATATCAAGTGAATCTGTTCCACTAGTTTCAAGACCTAATCTGGTAGCATTTTCTTCTGCATTTACAGATTCTTCCATATCTTTTTTAACTAATTCAGTATAAAATATTTCTTTATTTTTATATTTTCTGTGAGTACTAGTGTACTTTAGAAGGGTATTCTTTACAATCCTATTAACATATGCATAAAGACGACCTCTGTCCGGATCATAGTTCTTAAGAGATCGAAGAATTTCATATGTACATTCTGATACTGCATCATTTTTATTATTTTTAATTAAAGAATTATAACTAAATTCTTTGTTAATCATTCCGTTAATAATTTGATTTATACCCGGTTCAATTTTTTTAAATGT